CTTTGCTCTTACCTTTAAGTAAGGGCGTGTGAACTCTAGGCTCTGTGCTACCAATTAGCCCGACCCCTCGTTTGATCGGGATTATTTCTGCATCATTCTGCATCGAAGTTTAGTGTATCTGGTTTATTAAAAGGTGATTCTGGAACGATCTGGACTGTCTTGGAGAGAGAAGGTTTGAAAAAGACAGGGGGGGTCGCCGTGCTATTAAAAAAACGCCCACCTTTAGCGCTATTACATGATTTACACATGCTTTGTAGGTTGTCTGGACTCCACATGTCACCACCCTTAACTCTAGGTATGATGTGATCCACTGTGTGAGCTGGTCTGTTACACACTACACACACCCAGCCATCACGATCGAGTATCTGTATGCGTAGCTTCTGCCACTTGCCACTACCTATAGCTCTTTTACTCAATGCCATCCTTTAGTCTTAAAATGATTTAATGCTTTACACATAGAACCATATCTATTTAGATTGTATTTGATGCCCCAGTCTACTTGCTTAAAGCCATCTACCTTAGCCAAGTACTTAGATCTACCTTGTGGTATGCCATAGTGTGAGCCGTTGCGAGCGCTTGGATTCCACCTACTCTCATGATGATATAACTCATCTAAGCAATAGAACTCTGTGAATGAATGATTTAACTGTATGAAAGCATATTGCTTGTAATAAGTAGGTTTATGTAAACCACGAGATTCAGCTCTTTCAAGGCCAACAATTTGTGCTACAAATATAGCGGTGCCAACTAGCGTGCACCTTGCGAGCAATCCCCTACGGGGCTCGCCTTTTCGCCTTGAGGGCGAATGCGATCTAGAGCGTATCATATGGTGTCAAATCCTGTAAGATAATCGCAGGTCAGACGGCGTGGCGAAGAATGGCACAAATTCATACTGATCGATCCAAGTACAATCATAACCAGCCTCACTCATGTTTAGTAGCAATCGCTTCAGCCATGCCATTACTACCTGGAAATAGGTCATCTAACTGATCTCCTTGTTGATAGTTTAATAAGTCCAATATCCATAAATTGAATTGTAAAGGTTTAGCGCCAGTTAATCCCTTTTTCATAGCAATTGAGCAACTAAGCCAATCTCGCACCATAGGCTTTCTTTTATAAACTGTTCGACCACCATATAGTAATACGGCTTCCCAAGCATATTGCACAGTTGTAGGCCTTATTTGATGAAATGTTTTTGTCCAAGCACATATACGAATACCATCATGTTTAATAATCCATGGTAGATCGGCAGGATTACAAGACATAGCCCAACCATCTGGATATTCAGTTATTAATCTATTTATCAAATCAATATGTGCTTGTTTAGCATCCCAGGCTTCAGCCTGATCATGTAATTTGCCATATAATTTTTTACCTTGTTTATAATATGGTGGATCAGCGTATGCAAACTTCATAATATAGACTCCAAAATATGTAAGCCAACTGGTGGATGAACGCAATTTCTCAGCAATTTGCGCTTTTCTGGTATTTTGTAATTAGATAAATCTATTCCATGCAGCAGCTGTAAATCAGGTATCTGAGCGCCTCGTATATTGTCTGATTCAAATTCTTTTGGCTTAACTGTAAAATTAGACCAAAAGTAATGCCTTTGTAAGACAAATGTTGGATCAATTAAAGGCTGATAATAAGGCTTAACATTTTCAACCACCCATTTACCTGTAAAATGATGCTTTAAGAATATAATTTCTTGATAAAGACTCATGTCTGGATATTCAGCTTTCGTGCCCCGATACCTAACTTGGATATTAAACCTAAAGCTGCTGTGAGTCGGGCATGGTGGACTACTCCAAATAAAATCGAAATTTCTGTAATTATTTAATAGATATTCATGAGCATCGCCAATAACGACCTGATCATCTGGATATTCTTTTTGATAAATTATTGCTATTGCTGGATCGAGTTCAACAGCAGTAATTTCATGGTCATTACCCCAAAGTTTACGATTACCGCCTAAGCCTGAATACAGATTAAGTATTTTCATTTAGTCTTACCAGCCCATCCATCACCCTTAAAGACTAACCCTACTGTTGAGTAGATTCTTGTCATGTCTAGCCCACACTTAGGACAATTCATACCGCCATCATCCTCTTTATAGGTTCGATGGACTGATCCGTAAGTTCCGCATTCTTTGCAGCTGTATTCATATGTTGGCATCATATTCTCCAATCAATAAACAAGTGTGGCAAGGCAGCGTGTCAAACTGCCAAGCCCCACAACTATTACATCTACTCACCTTGCTATCTTTAGGTGCATCTTTCTGTTCAGCTATGTTCTTGACACCAACACAGCCACAGTCCATACACTGATACATCTTGAACCCATCTGGCATATCTGTCTGGTCAAGCCATAAGAACTCAGTGTTACGACTGCACCCATTACATTTGAATTTAGTCACGAGCTATCAATTCGTGGCATCGAAAGCATGTGCCATCTTTGAAAACTCTATCATCGCCACACATCTCGCATGTGATAACAGACTTAACTAGATGCACACCACTATCATCTATTTCGACAGTAACTCCGCTGCCGTTAATAAATGCGATGTATCCCATGATTACTCCTTATCCTTAAAGTACCAAGCGCCTGTGCTGGTCTGTGATGCCCATTTAGCATGTTCTTTGATATTGCCCAGGCATACGTAACCATAAAACGGCTTCTTAGTAGTTTTGCTTATACCTTGTCTAAGTGTCATACCCTGCTCACAGCAATCTATTGGCGGCTTAGGTGTATCTGGCACAGCTGCAACCCAATCAGTAGTAGTCCACTGCACTGGATCTTCTAGCTTATTTTCGACTGTGAAGGTTTCTGACTTGCTATTTACCGCAGCCATCTCTTCTCGACTAGGTCGCTTTCCTTTAGCTGAGAAACCTGCATTCGCAAGCGCTCGACCAATCGCACTTGTTTCCGCATTAGGTAGAGCGAAATTTGCATTAACGCCCCTATCAGAAATAGTTTCAAGCGCAAGCCCAGTAGAGCACGGCTTGGAATCTGCCTCTGTTTTGAATAACTTGCAAAGTACAATGAATCGAGTGTTTGAGGCCTCGATAATCTCTGTTTCCAATCTTCCATCTGGGAACTCCTTCCACCACTTATGTAATCTTTCATCAACTGGTTCATATAAACTCAAATCGAAAGCCATTACTCCTGCCAATCTAGTGCGCTGTCTTGCATCGCCTCATGGCATGTTTTGGCAATAGCAATATACGCAACTGCGTCTTTGTAATGATCCGAAATTTCTGGGGATTCAACACTGCGGCTGATCTTGACGAGTGACATGGCCATAGCCACTTGATTTGCTGTGATCGGAAAATGAAAATAAGCAGACCATAATTCGGCAATACGACTATGTTGAGTGTAAGGGTGTCCGTACTGTGAACCCCTTGCGTGTATAAGCTCTGTTGCATCTGCAAATAGTTTCTCAGTTGTTGTGGACATCGTTATCGACCATCCTTCTATGCATATCCCAGCCATCTTTACGGCCTCGCCAGTAATGTATAGTTTTGACGTTTTCGATATATGTGCCAATAGCCCAGGTAAGTAATAACCCTACGACCACTCCCCACATAATTAGATACCCAAAGTCTTTCAGCTCTGTGTACATGTAGCCCTACTTTCTATGCTCACGCTTTGTGGCATAGCAATAGTGTTACACCTGTGTATGACTTTGTGGATGATTTAGAGCCTATATTTGATAACGATTTGGTAACGTTATTTGTAGAGTTTGCCCTCAAATATAAAGCTGCCATCTGAATTTATAGGCACTGTAATTACCTGGACTTTACGCTCGTGCACATAGGCCACGGCAAAGCCTTGCTGCCAGTTAGCATAGCCCCTTGTATACGCCATGCCTGAACTGCTCAAATCTACTAAATTGCCAACCTCAACGCCCCACACAGTACGCCCTAATTGGCCTCTAGATGCCTCTGTAAAGGCCGACTGGCCTAATCTATGGGTATGCCCACACACCACGCTCTTACCAAGCCTTCTAGCCCCATTTAAGGCCGTTTGCCCAGGTACTTGGCTAAGAGGGAAAGCGTCACCATGAACGGCTGTCCAGCCTGGTGCCCAATCGAGCCCAAAGGGGTGGAATTTAATTTGGAGCTTGTCATATCCCATAAAACGCTCATACTGCATTTCGGGTAGGTTGAGAAATGATGGGAGTCTTTTTTTAATTGATCGGTAAAGTCTGATTCCATGGTTACTCCCCAGTACGTCTGTTACTCCCAAGTAACTTAATACTTCTTGTGTTTGTTTTCTATCATCGTTTATATTGCCCACCATCTCATCAATAGTGCCAGCATTAAAACCGCCTAGCTGTGGTAAATCAATTTCATCACCAATACAGATAGTTCTGTGAGGCCGCCACTTGGCTAAAAAACGGCCTACTGATTTGACACTTGCTTCATTAAAAAAAGGTACTTGCAGATCTGACACGAACGCAATTTTGCGCAATTAGTCCTCATCTTCGTAGGGGTCATGGTCTGGATTAACTGGATCAAAGTCTGGACTAGATGGTGCTAGCCAATCTGGGAATACGTTTTTATCGCACATCCCTAAAGCTTGATCTACTGGAAATCCTGCACGTCTTAGGCTCAAATAAAACTCACGCAACGAGATGGCATAGGTATCTAACTTGGTATTAATCTGCTCATGGGTGTATTTACCCTTGCGCTTATTAACCTTCTTACGCTTGCGTGCGGTTGCCATATTGCTATTGTCGCTTATTCATGATAAGGAATAGATCATCGACACGCTGTTCTAATCTCGAACTGCGTTGGTCGATTCGGTTAACGGCATCTGCCAGGCTACTGCCAGAATTAGGCTTAAGTTCGCTTAGCCAGCCTTTAACGAGAAAACGTAATCCGATTAGCCCGCCTGATAGCACGGCCATAACGCCAGCGCCAAAGCCAGCCCATTCCGCTGGACTCATGCTTCATCTGCACCGATGCCATAAGCTGTATCGGATTTATCTAAAGCCCTAGCTGCTGGACCAGCCAAAGCTGCAATTACTACAGACAGTGCTGGATCTAAACCTAATTCATTACTTGCTAAAAATGTTAAGAAAGATACTAATACCCCACGTGCATAGGATTTTAGTATGGCTTTCTGCTTATTGCTTATCTTCATATTTTGCCCCCTAGTAGTGGTATATCGAACTCTCTGCCATCTTTGTCGCCTAACTTTGTAAAGCTGATATGGATGTGTTTTGTGTGTTTATTAAAACCCTTGTACTTACGCCACTTAAAATTAAGTATCCTGCTAGCAATCATGCCATTATGGATTACGTAAGATATACGCTTATCGGTTTTCGCACATTTTCTGATCTGGTCAGCCAGATATATTGAGATCCCTTCGGATGAATCCAAGCGAGAATCCACATCAACGGCTCTGACACACCCAGATTTGTCTGGATTATGATCCGATTTGGTGGCGCTATGACGAGCATCACCAATCCACCCATCACTGGTAGAGCGGCGATCTGGATACCAGGTATCAATCTGATCTCTTAACTGTGTACCAGCTGCACAAAGCCAAGGCTTCATTAAGTTGTTATAGACCTAAAGCACGAAGATCATTAACAGTCAAACCAAGTGCTGCTAACTTACCTTCTGCTGTTGCCTTAGCAGTTGCTTTAGCTTCCGCTTCAGCTACTTTAGCTTCCGCTTCAGCTTTATCCTTTGCCATTTGAGCAATTTCTTCATCATTGGCATCTCTAATAATTTCTTCGCCTGTTTCGGCATTTACAATTTTAACTTGTGGTTTAGTCATTATTTAACTCCGTATAGATAGGCTGTTCCTGAAGTCCAGTTTCCAGTAGATGGAAAAATAGTTAATGATGATATTGCTGGTGTTTGGTTATAAAATTGCATATATCTAATAGCGTTGAAGTTTGCAGGCACTCCTGGATTATTTGTAATAGACAAATTAGTTGCACTTTTCCAAGTTGTAGTATTTGCATAATCGAAAATGCTAACAGTTGTTAAAGAGTTTGATGCACCACTATCACTATTAAAAGCAATCATCCAAGAACTATTTGGAAAAGTTCCGTTTGCTATTGTATTGGCACTATTTTCATCGTATCTATTGGCAGTATCAGAATTGATACGCATAAGAAAATTAGCACCGCTAGTGGCTGTTCTGCCATTTCGAATAACTAAATATAAATCAACATAAGTTGCTGGGATAGAACTTATCGTAATACTTGCACCAGTTAATGTTGTGCCACCTGTGTTTATTAAAGTCATACCACCAGTGCCACCTACAGCTGCCCAGGCACTACCAGAATAATACTCAGTTGAGTTAGTGTCTTTTAAGAAAGACATGTTACCTTCTTGTGGTGATGTAACGGCAGCTGTGCGAGCTGCGGCATCAGCAAAAACCCACACGCCTTGCATTAAATAACCATCTACGTCACCTGCGGTTAATACCTCGCCTGTAACAAAATCCTTAAACCCTAAACCTGCTGCCATCTCTACTCCTTAGTAACTTAGGACATTATAGTCTAAAGTGCCATAAATGCTATTATTTAGGATAAAAGCATCTATAACGGGCTCTAGTGTCGTGAATGTGGTTTTCCAACTATTCGGGGTTATTGCCATCCTTACCCCAAAAATCTGTAAAGTCTTCTCTAAAAGTGATCCACCAGGCTGGGTAGTCTTGACTGTAATAGGATCAAAGAAATCTAAATCTAAAGCTGCTAATATGCCTGAATTGTAGTTATCGGTATATAGATCTAGAACTATGGCATCTACTCGGATAGAGGTTTCTTGCCTACTAGCCACATAAGCCTGGGCATAATCGAGAGCTACTGCATCTGACTGCATTAACAGATTATCTAAAAAGTAACTGTGCAAAAAGTACTTATCTATACTGGCTTGGTTTAGGGCTACCTGTGGGCTTCCACCAGCTCGAGTGATAGTAGCTTTATTAAATACCAATACATCGTTTAATATCCAGGTAGCATCAAAGTAATCTATGCCTGTGCCATTATCTGCAAAGACTGTAGGTGTGCCACCAATAGATCCAGCGGTTACGCCTCTATCTTGAAATACAAAATTATTATCGGCATCTACATAAATAGCGCCATACTCTGATTCTGATGCTATAAACAAAGCCTGTAATGCTGTTCGGTTAGTACCAGGATCTGCCTGTAATGTAGTAAGACCTGCATCTATATCACGCTGTGACGCTGGCCAGTCAATTTCATCTAATATCTTATTAACTCTAGTGCCAGATAATTGCCCTGCGGTAGCGCCAGTAACTGTGCTTATCTGTGCCAATTGGGCTAATCTAAAAGCATCTACGGCTTGAATAGTAGTCATGGCTAGATCTGCTTCTGATTCATCGGGGTAAGTTGTAACATAACTTGTAATAAATCCTGAAAATATAGGATAAGTAGTACCACCATAGGTAGCAGTGATCTGCACCTTTTTCATAGGTGTCAATAAATTGTAATAAGGCCCTGATACGTTTTGTGGGTTAAAATCGCCATTTTGATCTACTATACGTAAAGTAAGCGATCCTGTTTGAAATTGATCGCTAAGAGCAGTACGGCCTCGATTAGTTTCAATTCTATTTACTTGATTAGA